CTTGTTGATTCATGGCATTGTTAATAATTCCAACAATAGTTCCACGTCTTTCAACAAGTAGTTGATCAAAGTCCCTTGCATCAACTGTGGTGATATTAAAATTAACATTTACGGCCCCACCACCGCCACCACCTAATCCGCTAACTGCGTCTGCTACTTCTCTTGGGATAACAGTTGAACTTTGTTTAGGAACAATAAGTTCGGGGCCATCCTCGCCCACCAGTGCTGTGGAACCACCTAATACTGATCCACCTCGTTGTGCCGTCTGTGCCCTAATTTGTGATACTTGTGCAAAACCTGCCGCCACTGTTGCCGCCGCCGCAATAAAGTTAAACGGTGGTGGATATGAAGCAAGTGCTTTTGTAGCACCTTGCCAGGTGTTAATGATTGCTTCTGCAATCGCTAAACCTTTTGCCACTGCAAAGAACTTCTTATTTTCTTTGCCTAATGCACCAAAGAAGCTTTTAGCTTGACCAATACCAAATTGTGTTTTTTCTAATTCTGATTTCTTTTCAAAGTCAATTCTATTTTTTGTAATTGATTTTTGTTTTTCTTGTCTGCCTTTTTTCTGTAAAAACTCTTTGTCTTCAGCACTCATGTTTTTAGCAATAGCGCCTTGACTAGATGTTAATCTTTTTTCCAACGACGCCATATACATTTCTTCTTGACGTAGTAATGCGTCTGCTTGTATTTGAGTAATTTGTTCTTGCAGTTGCATTTCAATTGCAAGTTTACTTTCAGCAAATTCTTCTTCAGATAATTTTTTATTCGCTAGTGCATTAGTTTGAATCTCTACGGCGCGATTTGCAATAGCATTAAGAGTTTCAACCTCTTTAGCCATCATAGCGTCGCTAAGACTAGAACTTGCTTTAATCATTGCTTCTGCTTGTTTCTGATACAATGATTCTGACAATTTTATTTCTTCATTTTTCTTTGCTAATGCCTGTGCAGTTTCTTGAATGGCATCTTTTTCTGCTTGTGCGGCTTTGGCAACTCCTAACGACTCTTCATATAGTGCTCTAAGTTTTATTGCGGCTTCATCATAAGTTACCCCTGATTGAACCCATGCCGCTGTAAGTGCTTCAAGCATTCCCTTGCCTTCTTCTAAGGCTTGTTGAGCTAAGGTGCTTGTGCCAATATAATCTTTAACTTTAGTAACTGTTTCACCAATAGCTTCTGATACTTTATCATATCCTTTAACAGCAAGATCGGATACGGCGTCTGTTAGTTCTCTTGTAGTTTTGTTTATTAATTTTTCTTCGCCCTTCCAAAAAGCCATCCAGTTAATAGCATCAATTATAGAATCACCTAAGGCATACATGGCATTTTTAGCCGCATTTATAATTTTAACAAACTGACCTTGAAGCCATAAACCAACTTTACTTGCAATCTCACCTAGTTTGTTTAATACAGAACCAACTTGAGCAATAGTTTTGCCAAGTCCATTCTCCATGCTAAGCCATACAATTAAACTTGATGCCGCTACGGCTAACAAGCCTAATGGATTTCTGGCGATCATTAATGTTAAAGACCGAATGCCAAGAGTAAGTCCTTTAACAACTGCAAGAAGTCCTGCACCTCCTAATACTGCACCAAGAACCTTGGCACCTAGTATCATATCAGACATTCTGACATTTAATGATTTAAAAAATTCAACTGCGGCAAATACTGCGAACCCTAATTTGTCGCCTATTATTTTTGCAACATTATTAATTGATCCGGCGTTACCTTCTAATAGTTTATCAAATGATTTAAATTGTATTTTTAAAGAATCAAATAAGCCTGCTTCTAGTAGTGTTTTCTTAAAGGTGAATACTTTATCACCAATCATTGAAAGTGTTCCTTCCAATGTGCCTGCTAGAGCGTCCGTTGCTCCTGCAAACTTACCACCTGGTCCAAATACTCTTTCAAAAGCCGCGGCTGTTTCTGCAGTTGATACCGTTGCACCTGCTGAGAAACCTAACATAGATTTAACGCCTTTTTCTCTAAATAAATCTGCGGCGCTAATACCAGCACTTAAGGCTCTTTGAACTTGTTCTGAAGTTGTTTTAAAATCTAGTCCTGTGACAGCCGCCACGTTACCTGTGATCCTCATGATTCTAGCAAGTTCGTTTGCGTCATCAGAGACAACACTTAAAACTCCAGCACCTTTTTGAATTTCTTCTAAACTAAAAGGAACTTGAGAAGCAAACTTCGCCATTTCGTCGAAGGCCTTGCCGCCTTCAGTTGCACTACCAAATAAGAATTTTAATCGAACTTCAAGATTTTCTAATTCTTTACCTGTTTGGATTAAAGAGGAAACTGTTTTGGCCAAACCTAATCCAGCAAATACGCTACCGGCCAAGGCCGCAATTTTTCCAAACGAAAGGCTGACACCTTTGGCTTGTTTGTTAACATTGCCTAGCCCTCTTTGGACTTTATTAAGCGTCCCTTGAGTTTTATCAACGGCGCGGATTTCTATTTGCTGTGTTGCCACCTTTTATAGTCTCCTTACTTTTATCATGTTGTAGTTTAAACCACTCATACCAACCCATGATTTCAAGAACACTGAGTTGCGTCACTTCTTCTACGCTTTTATGTATTGTTTCAGCAATTCGAAACAATAACTGGAGTTCAGTGTCCTCCCTTAGTTTTTTGCTACTTCCTCGTAGTCAGTTGTTGCGTTGTTTAACTCTGAACAAACCCTTAGTAATACACTTGGGTCTGCTTCATTCATTAAAGTGCTTTTGTCCATTCTACTAAAGATTGGTTTTCCATCTGGATCCAATGCTTTTAGAATAAGACTTTCCACCAGTGCTTCTACTGTTTTATTTTGTTGTTGTAAAGCAATAATTTTACTTTCAACTGAAAACGGATACGCACCTTTGTAATAGACATCTGATTTCCATTCAGGAACAGATATCTTTTTTAAACCACCTGCTAGTCTTTCTTTAAAGTGGCCTGTGATGTTATTCATTACGGTCATATTTTATATCTCCTTGTTGATATCTCCCGAATCGTAGGCCCTAATATACCATTCGGTGCTTGTTTTGAGTGGCCTTCTTCTAACTGGACAGCGTAGGGAACACGATTGACAATACTCTTCATCTTATGACGAGAGTCTAGGCGCCAACCACGTCTTGCCTGTCCTTTATCTATAGGAGTTTTCTTACGAGCAACTCCTAAAATATCATTTGCCACCCTGGCAATGAAAGAATCTTTTTCTCTTTCAAGACTCCTCATCACCTTACGGGATCCTAGTATCCTAATTACTAACACAATTATACAGACGCGATAGTAAGTGCGCCGGTTCCTTGGAAGTTAGCTGTTGCAGTAATCAAATCATCATACGATGCTGTTCTTGATACAGAAGTAACAATTACAGAACCTGTAAATTTTTGACCTGTTGTTGCATCAGGATAAAACTCTATTGAAAGAGCGCCGTCCTGTGATGGATCAAAGGCGTTTGTAGCACCAGTATGAGTTGAATCATATACTACTTCCATTGATCCAGTGAATTGATGTAATCCACTTTGGTATGTTCTTGCTGAATCGCCCATTACTGTATCTTCAATCACATCTTTTGAATGTTCAACAGTCCAGGAACGAACCTCAGCAACGGTTACAGTCCCTGCTGAATCCTCAGCAGATATTTCGACTTTGCCGTTTTCTCCGGTAAATGTAGCCATTATAAGTTCTCCTTTTTAGCTAAATCATCGTTAGAGGAAGTCCAGTTATCAACTGAACATTCATTATAAGAATGATCAGGATCATCACAATTAATGCAAGGCTTAGAAGATACTTCTTCTTCAGTCCAAGTTTTATCACCAACAGTTATATCACCTGACAATTTTACTTCATCCTCCGATGTTGTTGAAGTCACTTGGGCATCAGCAGTAATTTTATCTTTCTTGCTTTTGCGTTTCCGTGACTTTTTTTCTAACTTAGGTTGTTCTTGTTCAACAAGAGTCCAACCTTCACCTAGAAATCTTTTTACACGATCAGGTTCAATACTTACAACCTGATTGTTGTTATCTATCATTTGTGTGTATTTTGTTACACCCATTATACTACTCCTTTACTAAATGAATAATGCACTTCGGCGACCATAGCAAACTCGCCTAATGGCGGAGTTCTGTCAACTACTTCAATCGAAGTAACGTGTGTTGTGGCCGCTCTGGCAGTAGCCAATTCTCTATTACGAGTAGTGTTCAAAGCTTCTTCTATTCGTTCAATTAAATTATTTCTTTTTTCATCAACAGTTTGAACAGTTCCTTTTCTGCCATCTGATCGCACAAACCCTCTAATATTAACTTCAATAATGCCACGTCTATAACCGCCCATGGCTTGATCTTCTCTTGTTTCGTTTCCTGAAGTTACTAATAAGGCAGGGAATTGAGTCATTGCTAATTTGTCAACATCGAAAGGTTCACGAGTCACAAATACTGGGCGTGGAGGACTTACATCCTTCAGGACATCAATAATGTTTTTTATTATGGTTTCTCTATTAGACATACCTTACCTTTTAAGGCGTAGGTGATGCGTAGGTGTTTTCTCTGAATCGCTAACTGTTCCAGAACTATCTGCATCATACTCTACACCGTCTCGTAATACAAGATCCATTTCTCTCTCGTATTCTTGTCGATAAAATTCCATTTTTCTTTCAAACAAATCTTGGTCTGGCTCAAACTTAGCCAGTTTGGGGTAAATGTGGAATCCTAGAGCGTTATAACAAGTCACTCGTGTTAATTGACTTGCTGTATACAGATCTTCATCTGGTTCACTTGCGTTTGTGGATAGTCTTGTGATATCATATCGTCCGACTGCGTATGTAGGGAACCAACGGATTCGCAGGTCGCGGAATACGTCATTTTGAGCTTTAGTTATTTCTGAAGAAAATTCAGGAATACCAAAATCTTCAATGTCTGGCTCATAGTCTTGAATGTCTGATATGGTTGCTAGTGTAGGCATATTAGGATACTGTCCTTTATAATTGCTTTGGGTCCTTCCCAAACCAAGTTTTGTTTATAATATTATTTATCGGTTTGGTAAAATAAGTGCTCGTTTTAAGGTAATTTTGCCATAAAAATAGGGCGACTAAATTAATAGCCGCCCTATAGTTCATACCGATTAAAGTATTATCCTAATTAAAGATTTGAATCCCCAACTAGTCCAACACCGTATCCGTCAATGATTTCAGAAACACCGTATGCGATACTACCGACGATCTCAGTAGCTCTATATGAAGCATCACGTTGCTCTTCAACTCTCATGTTGCGTTTGACCATCCAGCCTAATGCGTCACGGGCAAAAGCCGCTCCAACATAAGCGCCAGCTGAGTCACCACTAACAACAGTTGATTCAAAGATTTGCATTCCTGCAACCGTTCCAACGTATCCTGAACGAAGTGCTTCGTTAGCTAGGTCCGTATTATTCATTGGTGTATTACCATTACCTGCTAACAACGATTTAAGTTGATAAGCCTGGTAAGGATGAATCACACAATAGTATGGTCCTGGAGCGTTGTTGTTTCTTAATGTAGCCGCCGCTTTGAAAAAGATATTAACATCTAATTCAGCCGCGCCTGATCCTAGTTGAGTTGAAAATCCACTAAAAAGTGCAGATAAATCTTCGTCAACTTTCTTAGCCATTGCGTCACCTAATTGACGACCAATTGCTGATGCTACATCATCTGTCGACGTTTCTTTCGAAAGGTCAGTTAATGTAACCATGGCACCAACTTCACTTGCTGTGATTGTTTTCTCAGTAGTGTTGAAGGCGATGTTAGACAGATCAGTGTTATTGTTTACTGCTGAGGCACTGATTGCCGGGTAAATTGGAATTTGGGCTACTAAGCCTGGTGTTCCAGTCATGTCGTAATTGTGAACAAGAGGTCGAATCACAGTTTTTTCAGAAAGTGTGAAATGGGCCGCTTGAACTATGTTTGCGTATAACTCGGAAGTTATTGCCGCTGTTACTTCGTTTGCCATTATAGTTCTCCTTTAAAGCAAATTAAACGTGGATCCCTTTTGCTCGCATTATTTTTGCGTATTGAGCACGATGTTCGGGATTATCCATATTAAGTTTTGATACATCGTTGTTGGCCAACGTATCCTGCTTACCTATCCCTTGTCCCCCGCCTGACCCTGTAGGTCCAGCTTGAACAAAATGTGGGTTCGCTGTGAGAAACTCATTTACCAACTTAGATACTTTCAATGGGTTACCACTTTCATCATATCTAACTTGTCCATTTTGATCTGTTACATCTACTGTGCCTGCTTCATTAAGTTTAAGTTGACCTTTTAACAATTGAACCACTTGCTGTGGATTAACTGCTTTCTGGCCACTTGCTTCATTAAGAAGAGCACCGTCTATTTTAATAGAAGTAAGTTCAGTTTCATACTGTTGAATTTTGCCGTTGAATTTCTCCGCCTGCTCTTTCAACACTTCTTCGAACTGACCACGCTTCTTTAAATCTTTTTCACGTAGCGTGTCTTTTTCTTCTACTAACTGATTGTAAAGATCTAAGTCAACGCCTGAATATTTCTTTTCAAACTTTAACTTTTCTCTTGCCACTCTTTCTGCAACGATACGATTTACTTCGTCTTGTGAAAGTGTGTGTTCTTGTTTCTCGGATACTTGTGTATCTGCCTGCTTTTCACCTATTTCTGGTTGAGCATCAGTTAGCTCAGGTTGTTTAACCGCTGTGTTCTCTGCGTCCATTTTTCTTTCCTCTTTATAATTAAATTGGTTGAGTTCTACCACCTGCTCTCTAATAGCAGTTTGTAAAATTTATAATACTATTTATACCAAATCAGTATAAATTGTCTATTTACGGCGCTTATAGCCAGATCCCTTTTTCTTTTTCTTCGTTGGCAATGGTTGCTTCTTCTTAGGGGGTCTACCTCTAGTAGTTCCGTATGTTCCTTTTCCCTTTGGCATATTTTATATCTCCTTGAATTTAAATTACCCAGTGGTAAAAAACTGCCGCTGTGCCCCAGCCTATTGCAAGCCAGACAATGTTGTTCCAGTTTAGTTTCCAGTCTACTTTAATATTCATAATATCTCTCCTTTAATATACCAACTGCTTTTTTCGTTCTAAAATTTCTTTTCTTCTTATTTTACAAAGTTGGTAAAATTCTAATAAGTTTGCTCGAGCTCTCACCCCAGCGGCTTTGGAATTTTTAACTTCAAATCTCCAAACGTTTTTATTATAATCTTCTAGGATATCTCTTATTCTTTTTTCTGTTGGAATCTCACTTACGAAATCCCTTTCAGGAATAAACTGCCCCATTATTGTTTAGTATCTGTAGCAAAGCCTTCAGATATAGTTTCGTATATTTTCTTATCAATTTCGGCATTAATTGCTTCGTCAGCAATATTTGCTTCTTTAGCTAATTTTAACATAGCAATATCATTTGCTTTATCTTGGATTGAGAATGAGCGTGGATAGATAATTTCACCATCAAAAGCCATTCCTTGATACATAGCCCAAAGGCGCCATATTCTTTCTTCTGCAAGTTCTAAGTTCATTGCATAGTCTGCCAATTTAGAATTGAGCATTTGAAACTCAGTTTGCAATCCGATGCCTGAAAGTCTACGACTTTCTACGCTTCTAATGCCCCCTAAAGATGCCATCCTGTCTATTGAATCTACTTTAGTTCTTATCGCACTTAATACACTTTCAATTGATGCACCGTTAGGCTGTAACAAGTAAGGTTTTAAAGCACCGTCTAAGTTTGGTGGCATTTGTATAATACTTCCTGCGCCAGCAGAGGCTTCAACATCAACCGTCTTTACGAGGCTCGGGTGATTAGTTAAGTTTATAATTTGAGCAATTTCTGAATTCATCTCATACAACTCACGTTGTATGTCTGCTATGTCGCCAATCGCACTAACACCCACGCCTCTTACATTTGATCTTTGTGCGTATATAGGAACAGCTGGAATTTTACCTAATGCGTTTGGTATGCTTGAAATTAAGCCACCACTTTTGTTTCCACCGTCAATTAAGTATACATTAATTTCTTCTAATGTATATTCTCTAATGTATTGTTGGTCTTCTACTATTTCTTCACGAACTTTTAAATATGATAATTCGTATAAGCCATTAACTTGTCTTGAGTATGCCCAATCTAAAACATTGTCAGGAGTAAACATTGAAACATAAGGTCTAATGTCTTGTTGTAATTCTTCTGCCCTTGTGCCAACTTGTAATTCGCTTTTATCAATAATAACCCATACGTGACCATACACCATTGCTAATGAACTCATCTCGCTAACAAAAGCATTAAAGCTTCTACCATCAAGATCAGCGTCTTTCATAAACGAATTAATACCTGGAGCATTTTCTAATTGTCCAAGATTTCTTTTAACAGGTTTTCTAAATAAGAATGAATTATAAATTCCTACAATGCTTTTAACATGGTTGTCTAAGCCAATTGCCCTCAATCTTTTTAGGTAATCATCTTTTGTTTCGTAATAGTAAGGTTCTAAATATTTTCCTAGAGAATAATCAAATCCCCCTAAATATGAATCACCTAAAAATCTCCAGCGGTTTAGATAATGTTTGTAGGCGTTGTGAGCCTCAACAATATAATCTACCGCGAGATTTTTATCACCGTTCATGACTCTGTCTTTAATTGCAGGCATTAGTTCCAACTCCTTGGGTTGTTAGTTGTTCCTGAAAACCCCCACCGTTGTGGTTGTGGTGTGTCATAATCAGTTCGAAGTGGATAAAGGTAGTCTACTAGATAACCTACTGCGTCAGCCATATGATCCAAATCCCCATCCTTTTCAACAATGGATGTTCCTGGTTTATATACTATTCGTTCTAACGAACTTATAACTTGTTTACACTTAGGATCAACAAACAATGTTGATATACCTTGTGTATTTTTTAATTTTGCGTTTACGGCATTTACCCTATCTCTAATAGGTGTATGGCTATTTCTAACAAGAACTTTAAATCCTGCATTTTGTAAAATACTAATATCTGTTCTTCCGCCTGCACTTGAACGTCTTTGTTTTCCTGCAGGATCTGGGAACATAATAATTCTTGACTTAGGATAACGTCTTTTTAATTCATCACATACTTCATCTGTATTAGATCCGTTCATTACAATCTCATCAATAAAGTGTATTGTATTGCCCTCAATTACTGATACTGAACAAGACATAGGGTCAACGTTAAAGTCTATTCCACAATGTAATTCATGTAGTGAATATTCATTTGCTTTTTTAATAGTATAATCTCTATCAAAGTTATAATAAACAGCGCCGCTATAAGTGTTGAAAGAAGCAAGGTATTCTTGTTCAAATGTTTTTTCGTCCATGTCTCTTTTTGCTTGTTCTATTTCATCATGGTCTACTTGTGCGCCATCTAGTGTTGTGTAGGTATGAGCCGCCCAGCCATCTGTTTCTTGTGCCATAGTATACATCTCGTGACTAAAACTTCCAACGCCCCTAGGTGTCCCAATAAACATTGCTCTACCCTTTGTGTCAGACAATGTTGGTCTTAAAACTTCAGTCCAAGAACGTTTACTAATATCTTGAAACTCATCTAACACAATAAAATCTAATCCCACACCTCTTAAACTATCTGGATTGTCTGCACCCTTTAAGTGTATAACTGATCCATTTTTTAATCTTAATTTTAATTCTGACTCGTTGCTTTGTTCAAGCCAACGCAAGTCTTTTAATTTATTTTTTAATTTATCCCAAACAATTCCTTTTGACATTCTGTAACTTGGGCTCACATACCAAACTTGACTGTTAGGGATGGATGCCGCTCTTGCCAATTCTCTCATGCTCACAAATGTTTTGCCAAAGCGTCTTCCACATACAGACACAACAAATCGATTCTCTTTAGCACTATCGCAAATAGTTTTTTGAGCACTACTCAATGGCATATTAATTGTCCTCCCAAGGAAGGGGTGTGTTGTTGTGTGTATCTTCAGGTGCGTCTTTCATACCTAAATATTGTTTGGATAAGAAAATTTGGATTCTTGTATCACCGTTCATTGCCTTTTCCCACATTGAACGTCTAAGACTTTGCTTACCTGTTTCTTTACCTTTTTCTAATAACCCTCTAAATCTTTTTCTAAGCAGGTTAGCTGTTACGCCTACTACTTCTGCAATCTCTTGATCACTGCACTGAATACAAGCGAGTTTATAAACTAGATCTCTATCTATAGTTTTCTTTTTTGAGCCAGGTGTGTTTTTATTATCTTCACTCATTATGCTTGTCTCTCTAATACTTTAATTCTAAAGTTTCGTGAATCACGCAAACTATTTGCTGTTATAATCTTATATTCTACATTATACATATTGCCAGCAGTTCCACCTGATATATTTGCTGTTACAATATAGTTGGTGTTAGATGATGAAGCTATTGTTAATGCCGCCGCATCACCTGCTATAGTTTCAGCTGTGACAGTAATTGATGCTATCGTATCACCGCTTGGCATCCAATTAGTCCAATCAAGAGAATAATCTAAGACAGCATACGGATCTTTCTCAATCCATGCACCTACCCTATCTTCTTGAAATCCTGTTAGTGTTGGCATTCTTCTATTCCCTCGTATCCAAAGGTGAAGTTGCAGTTTCCACCAAAGTTAATGTTTGGACTATTGATTTTCGTGTCTCGCTGTTAACTGCATAATCACGTGTTTCTTTTATAATACTATTTACACGATTTTCCGTTTTGAGTGTTGATTTACGGGGTTCTTCCACTATTTGTAAAATTCTACTGTCAGATGATACCGCATATACCCTATACGGATCAATAGTGTATATGGTTCCAGCTGTTACGACTGTATTAAATGCCGTTAACGAAGCCACTCCTGAAAATAATGCTCCGCCTAATGCACTAACACTAGAGGTTGTGCTTAACGTTGCTGACCCAACAAAGTTTGCGACGCCATCAACTGTTAAGGTTGCCGTTGAACTTAGACTTGCTTCACCGTTTATTGTTGCGGCGGCTGTTAAATTAAATGCACCACTTAAACTTGCACTACTGGTTCTAATTCTATCAGCGGATACTGTTAATGTGCCAAGGCTGGCTTGTATTGATATGCCTTCTCTAATTACTCCGCCGTCTGCTGTAAGTGAACAAGATGTAGAAAGAGCGGCTTCCCCTTGTAAAACAACTACTGCCGCGGCTGTTAAATTAAACGAACTTGTTAATTCTACATCAACTGTTCTTATTCTTCCAGCTACTTGAACAGTAGTTGCCAACGCATTAATATTTGCTATTGCTGTTGAATGTAGTTTTGTTGGTGTTGCTGTTAGTGTTCCTGCACTTGCAACAATACTAATTCCACTTGCTGTTAAATCTGCATCTGCTGTAAGTGTAAATGCACTTGAAAGACTTGCTGTTCCACCTTTAATTCTAAGAGCTTCAACATCAAAACTATTCCAAAGCTCTTGTCTAGGATTATCCCAAGTGCCTGCATTATTCCAAACAGTTCCACCAACGTTGGCTTCCATTGCAACGGTGCCTTGTTTAGTGGTGCCGCCACTGGTGGACATTGTTACAGTAGACGTTAATGATCCGACGCCATAACGTATTCTTGTTGGGGTTGATGTTAGTGTAACGGAACTACTAAGATTAGCAATACCAAATATTGCATGAGTTCCGGTTGCTGTTAATGTGGAGGTTGTGACAAGTGAAGCTGTTCCGTAGGTTATGCCGCTTACATAACCTGTTGTAACATATTCGTCAGCCGATGTTCCTATGTAGTCCGAAGATACATAGTCATCAACAATATAACTTGCAGAATTAACATATTGTGTCACAAGAAGGACCTCCTTTAAGTGACTCTTATGCTAATGATATAGTTAAATTTGTCGCTGTAATTTGAAACGTGTCGCCGACTGCAATCAGCTTTTCTGCAGTTAAAGCGCCATAGAAAAGAATATTCCCTGTGGATGCCGCGTCCATAACCGCTACGTGACTTACTGTTCCGAATCCAGCTCCGGTTGCTGTTGGATACGTTACAGTTCCGCTATTAGACACACTACCATTTGAAATAGATCCAAATGCTATTGATTGTCTTGCGTATGCTGTTCCTGATGCTGATACTTCGTCTGTTAATACACCTTCTTCAAGGTTAGCTACTGATGCCGCCGCGTGTCCGGCTGAATCTGCAGATCCTGCAAATAATGCAAGATAAACTGTTGAGGGTGAAGAGGTTGTTGCACTATTGGCTTTTAACCAATAATCTAAAGTGCGATCCTCTGTATATGTGCTCGCGTTGCTCATTTATAAACTCCTTAAGGTTTTTACTTGTTTGTTATAACATTACTATTTATTGGATCAGAATCAAAAACAATATGTTAGTTTAATCAACTATGTTTTATATTTTAATAAGCAGATGTGTGCCGCTATAGATTCTATCGCCACTGACTGCACTATTCATACGCCAACTGCAACTTTTAGTGCCTGCTAGAGTAAATGTAGGATTCACAAATTCTAATAAACTTTGACCAGCGTTTCCTATTTCGTCCCAGTTGCCTGTTAGAATTTGAGCATCGTCTGTATCATTATGTAAAGTAGGACTTGCTATTGTGTCATCATCAATAATATTCATTGGCATAACGATATAAGTTCCTGCACTTAGATTAAAAGTAAAATCACCTGTTGAATCAGTATCTATAATATTATTTGGATCTAATTGTATTGTAAGCAATCTTCTATATATATTTCCTGCAACATTTTCTTCTGAGGTAGGCTCTAACTTAAAAACTGCAAATTTAGTTTGACTGCCTATTGACGTTGCGGCAACCTGTTCCCATTTGCTTGAACTTGTTGAATACTGTAATAGGTCGCCGTTGTTTGGTGAAGAAATGTTTAAGTGAGTAATAATTTCATTTACATTATCAATGTTTTGTTTAATATCTGCTCTTGCACTTGTAATTGAATCAGTGCCGGCATCTACATTTGTAGTTGATGCTTTTGTTCCACTAGGCCATGCCATTATACATCCTCCCTAACCCAATTTGTTATTACATCATAATCAAAATCATCTTTAATTACTTCAAGTGCTTCCCAGGTTGGATCGTCTTCAAAGGTATGAATATGTGTTTTTTCTTCTGAGTCTTTTGTGTAATATACAGTATATTTTATAGCCATTATTATTCCTTATGAAAAACTTGTTACCATTTGGGTTGGTGGAGTAAATGTAGTGCCACTTGGATACTTATGAGTTCCAACATAAACTCTTAAGTCTTGCATCTGACCTCTAAAGTTTGCACCAGCTGATGCAGTAAAGGCTCCTACATGAAGATTTGTAAATCCTGTATTGCCAGAATACCATGCGCCTTGATTAACTCCATCTTTGTAGAGATACTTCGTGCCGGCGTGTAGAACAATAGCAATATGGGTCCAGGCAGTTCCTATGCCAATATTATTTTCGTTCCCAAAAGTTATACTTGAACCAGTGTTAAATCCAAACAACCAACGTCCTCCGCTGTCACCTGAACTAAGATGCCAGTTATTATTAGTAGTTGAGTTAGTTGCTCTTATCCACATCTCCACACAATAACTATTACTGCCTGATGCACACGTTGGGAAAGCTGTTCCCATTGGATACATTGTAGCATGATAACTTGCTATGAAGCCGCCTGTCTGATCAAATTGTCCACTTCCACCATAGTCTGTAAATTTATATTGTGATGAAATCATTGTGGCACGACTCTTACGACTGCCACCATACCAATTCATGTTTGTTGTTAAACTTGCTCTTATACGTGGAGCAACATCTGAAAACCCAGTCAGTTTATAAGCATATGGAACAGCTAATTCTAAGTTTGCACTGAAAGAATCTGCCGCCATTGTAATACCTGTAGTTAATTTATATTGTGCAACTAAATCATATGCGTAGTCAGGAGCATTTGATGCGTAAACGTTTTTCCCGTCTGGAGTAATATACAAAGCCCCAGGATTATATTCATAAGTTCTAGATCTACTAGACCCTGCTGACGCTGTTGAAATGTCCCAAGCTGTGGATAAGTTATATTCTTGCCACTTCCCTCCGCTGTCCGCGTCACCCATAATACAAACTTCGCCATTTCTATTAAATTGAATTGCCGTCCCTTGACCTAATGATTCACCACTTGTATCTTTTGTTTGTGTAAAACTAGCAGTTGCCAAATCATATGGCGTAGACATTGTATACTGGTGGATGTCTGCATTCTGTGTGCCAACAACATAAAGTTCTGCACCAGAGTCGCCAACAAATAATCCATTTGGGGCTGTCTCTTTAGCACTAACACTTAAACTTTTACTGTCATAGCTTGTAGTTGAAATATCCCAGGGTGTGCTTAATGTATATGAACGAACTGTGTCTAACCCTCTTCCACATAGGTAAAGTTTTGCACCGTCATCACTCATCCACATACCTTCTTTAATGTCACCTTCACCTGACAAGTCTATTGTCTTAGAAGCATAAGAAGCAGTTGAAATATCATAACCTGTGGAAAGCGTATATTGATATATCTTATCATTTGTATGCATCAGATACATCTTAGTGCCATCATCTTCTGAAATATGAATTGCTGAAACTGTCGTCCCGCTGTCTTGCAGAGTTAAGGTTGTCCAGTTGGCTTCATCTGCGTAATAGATGTCGTCCCAGGTATAATCTACTGCGCCACCGCCTGCTGATAAAACTTTAGCAAGACTGTTTATTCTAAATGCGCCTAAAGGCATATTCTACTCCTTAACTAAAGTTTGTTGATAGACTTGCGAAATACGTTGTCCCGTCATACACTATACTAATGACATCATAATTATTAGCACCAGTGGACAATGTTTTTGTTCCACCTGCAAATAGCATTGTCGATGTTAATGTAAAGCCACTACCACCCGCATCTTGTTTAACAATTAATGTCATACTATGTCCAGCTTCAGGACTAGCAAACGCATTCAATGTAATAGCACCTGTTAGGGTGATTGTCTGCACATTACCGTTAGAACAATTGGGTGTGATAGTGCCCGTTGTGCCCCCGCCTGCGTAAATTGTTTCTTTATAATCTTTTAATGTTGCGTTGTATAAGTTATTTGACCAACTTAACGTTCCGTTTCCTGCAGTTGTAATCCATTGATCCGCACTACCATCAGTAGTTGGAAAATTAACAGCACCTAAAGTAATATTTCCTGAACTTGGAGTTAATTGAATGTTTCCACTTCCGTTTGGTGCAAAAGTCATATTGCCGTTTGACACTGAAACAAAAGATTGTCCGTTAACATCAAGTGATCCACCAAGTTGTGGTGATGTATCTTCAACAATATTTGAAAGTCCACTTGCTGTAACTGTTACTACAGTTTCTCCAGCACTATCTGGTGCCGCAATGGCTGTTGATGCCCCAGTGCCTCCAAGAATAGAAAGTATTGAATGAACACCGGCCTCACCTAATGTTTGTGCTGTTCCTGAGTCTGCTGTTACTTGAACAGTTCCTAGGTTTAATAAATGTTTGAAATTGTTGTCTAACTCAGCGAAAGTCAGCGAACTACCTTTGGTCGTTGCTCCAGTCGCGGATTCTTGTCTTAATACGATTGCCATGTAGTCGCTCCTTTATTTGGTTTTAGTTCCACACACTTATTTATGACTTTGGAAGTATATCAGCTTTAATTAGGTGCTTAATCACGAATTCCCCAGCAGTGATTAAGCCTTAGTGACGCTAGGGCTATTCCATTTGACGTTGTCGCCATAATCAATTACTTCTGTTCCTATCGGACACACAATAACGAACTTTTTATTCGTAGACCAAACTTGTTCCCATTTAGTTCGCCATTGCTGATGCAAGTCTTTTCGTCTTGGATGTCTATATATCATTTCGTCCATACTACTGCTAACATCTCCACTCCATAAAGCATTACACCCATATAACCATATTTCATCATATGTCTGAGCGAAATAGTATGCGGCAGTCGTTGCCGAGTTCATTAATTTCAAATCGTATACAGGTTGAACTTCTGTTTTCCAAAGCCACCGCTTCGACAACTCCCATAATTCTTTAGTGGTTAGAATAGGTTTAGGAAAATGTAATTTCTCTTTATGAATATATTCAAAACATCTTCTATCAACAATGCTTGTAAAATTATATTGGACATCAATTTGAGGAACATTATTCAAGCAGACTTCTCCGTCAAACGTTCCTGGATATAAATTCCTACTTGGGCCGTTGCCCACTATAGCAACCTTCTTTATCATTAGTGTTTCCTTAGTAAGTCTAAAAACTTATACTCCTGGCCATGTCCCATGAATAATAGAGGAACATAAAGAAATGCCCAATATGAACTCATCCCTCCCCATATGTCTCCAATTAATAAAATACTTCCCACGACTGTCATAGTGGGTAATAAAAATCTATCTGTTCTTTCAGGTGCCTTCATTCTCGTTCTCCTTTTCCTTTTGCGATTTCTTGTAAGACTGTTTCCATTAAGTTAAGGCGTCTCTCAAATATTCCTAGTCTATCTGAGACCGCGTTTACTGCTTTTATCATTTGCTTTTCGTTCTGTAACATATTACCGATGTGCTGGTCCGCACCAATAGCAAACTTTTTTAATGCTTCTAGTTCATCGAAAGGTGAAAACTCTTTATTAAACATCATATGATCCTCGATTTGTATTTTTCGTCCGACGGTGGTAATGTTGCGGCATCAATCAATGCCCAACCTCTTTTAACTCTACCATAGAAGGTATGTCTATTAATTCCATTCTTAGCGGCCAAACGCATCATCTTGCCTCGTTCAGTTGTAGAAAATCTTGTATTATTATTTTGAACTAGCCTAGTAGTCCACCGACAGTTGCCAGGTTCGTAACCACCAAATGGATTTATTCTATCAATTGATAAGTTTTCTTCTGAAGGCCCCATGTCGTCAATGAAGTTAATGAATCCTATTTCGGTTGACGTGTCTTTATTCCATTCATTACAGACGTGGACATCAATATAACTCTTCTCTTGAGTTCCTTCACATCGTTTATTCATGCGATACCAAATGCGCCAAGTCCTTGGATATTCTTTTCTTAGACTTGTATACAAACTAGACATCTTTCAATACTCCGTGTTTTCTTTTCCAATTAGTTTTAGGAACTATGTTTGAATGAAAACTTTCATAAGCTCTTTTTTTTAAGTGCATACTTCTAGTAACTATTATACAATTCTTAGGTGACCATGCTTCGATAGTATCTAATCTTACC